GCTTCCATCGGGATGTATAGTTCTTGCATCTTGTTCGCTTTCTGCACATACTATCATATTGTCGTATGTATCGTAATCATTGTTGTCTGTTTGTTCTAATAAATAAAGATTCATTTTAATTAAATTTAAGCATTAAATAATTTAGTTTTTCTATGTACTCCCTTCTTAATTCAATTAGTTCGTTTAGGGTGAATTTATGTACCAAGTGAGATTGTTCAATTAAGTAGGTTGTTATCCCTTTATGTAGGGATTCTAAAGCATCAGTGTATGGGGCTTTGTCGGTATTGTGTATTTCATTGCAACGTGGGCAACTTTCATTGCAGTTATTAAAGTCAAACCTTAATCCTAAGTGCCTTCTATCTATATAGTGGGAATTGTGCATTTTTGTCCAATGATTACGACCTTTCCCCTTACAAACTACACAATCAACAAACCCCGAAACATCACTATGCCTAATCCTTACTATCTTACTTGTTAGTACATCTAAATCGTTAATGACATTTTGCATACTTTCCCCTTGTATTCCTAACACTTCACTTTCTCTTTTCTTTGAGAATTTAGAAATAGGTTTAGGGGGGTTTTCACGCATATAGCATTCCTTTAACATCCCCTTTGCCCATATCCTGCCTTCACGTTTACAACCGCATTTGCATTTTTTGTTCTTAGGTATTATTGTTGAATTAAAAGACATTTATAAAAATTTAAAAAATAAAACTTAGTTAGTAACCTATTATTTCAGACAGTAGGCTTCTCACCTCGCTTTTATCTGTCATTATCATTCTAACAATGCGGTTGCGACATCGAAAATTATAAACCTATTTCACGGCGTTTTATTTTTTAGTGTTACTACTTCCTTTTTCTTGTACTGTAATAGAATCCCAAAACCCATCACTATCATCTAATAATTCTAGTGGGAGATTGTTGTCTGCAATTACTTTAATTGCTTCTGTCCTTGCTTCGTTACCAACCCCCTTAGCAATCTTACCATAAACTAAACAATCATCATATACCATTAGGTTTTTCTTTTTGTAGAATAATCTTCTAAAGGTATCTAGCGGGGTTTCTTCGCCCCCTGTTTCCGATAATCCCCCCTCGTAAACATAAGGTTCTTTGTTATCATTTTTTTTACTCATAACTTTTTATTTTTTTTAGTACGGGACAAAAGTAATAATTAATTCGGAATAGTAACCAAAAAATTTCTGAAAAAAAATAATTTCTTATGTAAATGTTTTTTTACTATGTTTGCATTTTCAAATCAACAAATAATAAAAATTATGGAAGAACAAAAGAAAGACCCTCGTGATTTAATAATCGCACACTTAAATGAAAAGGGGATTAAGAAAAAATGGTTAAAAGAAAAATTAGGATTGTCTGACACTCACTTCTCTTTAGTACTAACAAAAGACCGTGACCTTACAGATGAAAACTTAAAAAAGATAAACGAAATTTTAGGAACTAGCTTTTAATCCACACATAAAATTCAAATGAAGGAAACTTTTATTATACGAACAGAGTGGTTTGACGCTATTGAAGATTTATCGGAATTAGAACAATCTATAATCTTAAAGAATTTATTTTATTTTCATAGCGACAAAGAAAACCTAATTAACCTAAATAACCTATCGGTTAAATTGGTTTGGAAATTAATTGAACCTAATTTAATAAGGAATATTAATGATTATGATAAAAGGAGGGAAACTTCTAAGGATAATGGTAAATTAGGTGGTAGACCACCTAAATCTAATGAAAATAAACCTAATAAACCTAATAAACCTAACGAAACCCTATCTGTAAGTGATAGTGTAAGTGATAGTGTAAGTGTCCCCGTTATTGAACCTGTAAAAGAAATATCATTTACCGATATTGAAAAAAAGGCAATTTATAGCCCAGAATCATTCCCAACTTGGGGCGTAGAAGCAAGTAAATTTTTAAAAGATGAAATTTTTAAGAAAAATTTTTGCAAGGCTAAAAATTTAACTTATATTCAAGTTGAAAAATTTATGATTGATTTTGTTGTAGAACAAAATTTGAAAGCACAATACAAGGATGTAGCAGGATTGAAAAGCCACTTTACAAATCATTATAAAAAACACTATGAAAACAAAGAAATAGTTAATGGCACATTACCAAAAGGATTTGTAGACGTACCAAAAGATTTTGATTATAATAGTGAAAATGTAGGAAAATGGTAAAAGAACAATCAAACATAACCGTTTCAGAAGCAATTATTATTGTTGGGAAACAATTTTATGGAGACAAATTTTCTTTAGAGAATAAGCAGACTAAAGATTTTTACAAGAAGATTTTTACATCTATTTATAAAAATGAAAAGGGAATTTTTATAACAGGCTCTATTGGGGTTGGGAAAACTGCTTCTATGAGAATTATGCAACGTCTTTTAAAGGACACAGAAAGGCGTTTTAAATGGGTTTCTGGTTACGAGTTGAAGGATATGTCTGAAACTTATACTTCTGCTGAAATTAAGGAATATTATGGCAAATCATTATTGTGCGATTTGTATATTGATGATATTGGGTTTTCTTTAGATGTAAAAAGGTATGGCAATACAGTAAATATAATTTCAGAAATTATTATGGAAAGATATGACCTTTTTATTACTAGCGGATACCGAACACATTTATCATCAAATATTGTTGCTTATTTAAAAAATGATGATGGTAAAACACCCACAATAGAAAAAATGTATGGGAATAGGGTTTTAGACAGGATAAAAGAAATGTGTGAATTAATAGTTTGGAACGGAGAAAGTTTAAGAAAATAACAAATTTGATATGGCAAAAGATATTAAGGGTTCTGATATTTCAAAAATGGTATTGGGTAATGTGTCTTTACCACACTCAAAAGAGTTGGAAGAACAAGTTTTAGGTTCTATGTTGGTTGATAATTCTTGTGTTAATAAAGTACAATCAATACTTAAAGAAGAGGATTTTTATTTAGAAAAAAATAGAATTATTTATAATGCTATATGCGAAGTTTACAAGAATAACCCTGTTGATATAGTACTTGTTTGTGAATGTATCATAAAAAATAATTACATCAATGAAGTAGACGGTGTATATGGAGTTTCATTATTAACAAATAATGTTACAAGTACTGCAAATATAGAAGCCTATTGTACATTGATAAAGCAAAAAAGCATACAAAGAAGGTTGATAGATTTCAGTAGTAGTATTTTAGCAAAATCTGCTGACGTAACCCAAGATGTTTTTGATTTACTATCTGATTCTGAAAATAAATTAAGAGGGATTAATTATGAATTATCTGAATTAAAAATAACCCCTTTATCAACAATAGCGATGAACGTTATAACGAAATTTGACCAAAGGGTTTATAACGCAAAAAATAACATAGAGGACTTAAATAGTATTTATACCAATTTTAAAGAGTGGGATGAAATTAATGGGGAGTTATTTAATGGTATTTACGTTATTGCTGGTAGACCTGCTATGGGTAAGGGTGTTCATTTAACAGAATGTATTTGTCGTATGTCTAAAAAAACTAGAATAGGTGTTATTAATGGGGAAATGACAGACGAGCAATTACTTAAACGTATTGGCTGTAACCTATTGGGTTTTGATAACTTTTTATACAAAAAGAATCCAAAGTACATAACAGAAGAAGAACAACAATTAGTACACGATGCAATGCAAGAAGCTATTAATTTAGATTTTAGAATTTATAATAACAGGTACATAAACAAAATTTCGACTAAAATAAAAAATTGGGTAGAAAACGATGGTGTTAAATGTGTTTTTGTTGACTTCTTGACCTTATTAAAATTACCAAAAGAATTAGAGCGTGTTTATAATACAGCAACAGCTAGGGTTGACTATATTTTAGACGTATTAACTTCACTTTGTAAAGACTTAAAAGTCCCAATAATACTTTATGTTCAAATGAATAGAGAAATTTTAGGGAAGGGTAGAAGTAATCACGAACCTAACCTTGCAGATTTAAAACAATCGGGTAGTATAGAAGAATTGGCATACCAAGTTTCTTTTTTACATCGCCCCGAATATTATGATGAAAATTCAATAACTGACGAATTAGGGGAAAGCACAAAAGGGTTGATGTATCAAATAATAGCAAAGCATAGAGATGGCATAAATGGCAGATTAAAGTTTAGGGCTGAATTAGGTAAAAGTAAATTAATAGAATGGTATGAACCATTTGAAGAACTTAAAGGTTTTCAAATAAACGGTAACATTTTTTAAACAATAAAAATAAACACAATGCAAAAAAGTTTTTCAGACAACCGTAACAGAGAAGTAATAATTAAAATAGAAGATGATTATATATCTTTTTATTATGCTGATTCATTTAGGCACATGGAACAATACCTAGAATTAATAGGCGAAGAAGCGGCAAACGAATTAAGTAAAGAAGAAAAAACTGTTTACGATTTTTATTATATCCCTAAAGAACAATGGATTAATGATAGAAACAAACCACTTGAAAGAGGTAATAATTGGCATCACCACATGAAAGAAAAAAATTGGTTTACAGATGCTATGTATAATTTTTTAGAAACAATTAAGTAATTTTTTAATCAAACAATAAATACAAACAGTTATGGTACTAGAAATGACAGTAGTGGGCAACATTGGGAATGATTGCACTATCTCAAACGTACAAGGTAAAAATTGCATTAATTTCAACGTAGCACACGGGGAAAGTTATAAAGATGCAAATGGTGTTAAAGTAGAAAAATCAACTTGGATTAGTTGCGCCTATTGGGTTGAGAATACAGCCATATCCCCCTATCTAAAAAAAGGGACATTGGTTTATGTAAAAGGTAAACCCGAAGCAACAGCCTATCAAGACAAGCAAGGTAAGTGGGTAGCACAGTTGAGATTAAGGGTTTTTGAAGTAAGGTTACTTTCTGCATCAAAAGAAATATCACAACCGCAACAATCTACACAAACCACAACACCACAAGGTAACGGAGCAAAAATAGATTATGGTAATAATAATGTAGAACCAACTGATGATTTGCCATTCTAAAATTTAACTAAACGGCTCAAATTTTAATCTTAATGTATTTTGTGTACAATGTACCCAAAATTAAATTATCGTTGAAATTTGAGCCACTTAAAGCGTTTTTAATAACAACCTAAAAAATAAAAAAAATGAGTAACAGTAAAGAACAATTATTTAGTGATGATTATGTAAGGGGGTTTTTAAACGGAGTATTGCCTCCTTTTATGGGGATGGAAACACAATGGAGTAATTATAAAAATTCACATCCCCCCATTCCCGAACCAATAGTAGAAATGCCCCGTAGTAAACACCCTATCGAGTTAGTAAACGAAAAGTACCCTAATGGGTGGTATTGCGAGGAATTTCAAGAAGTAAAAGACGATATAAGAAGTCGTTTAGGTGAAGATGCTTATTGTTTTATTGATGGTATCAAATATTGGGGTAAAGATAATAGCCCTAGTAATTGTATTTATGCTGCTGATAATAGTAAATTTAGCGACGGCTATACTTTCATCACCCGTTCCGAGTATATGGCGATTACGAGACCACAACAACGAGACTATACGGGGGTGAAGTTTAGGCATAAGTCGTCGGAAGAAATTAATATATTAAACAAATACGGAAATGATTATAGGGTAGAAGGTTGGTATTACTATTCAAATGAGGCTATTACTTCATGCCAAATTTCAGTTTTATTTCAAGACGGCACTTGGATAGAAATCCCCAATGAAGAAAAATGGCAACCAAAAGTAGGCGAATTAGTAGAGATATACGGTGACAATGAATCAGACGGGGTTTTCAGAGGCGAATACAGTTATACTACAAAAGATGGGTATCATTACATTAAGGGGAAAGATGCCATTGGGTGTATTAATATACGTCCTGCTTCTAAATCCATCCACATCGAACAACCGAAGCCTGAACCAACACAAAGGATTGAATCTTTAGAGAAAAGTAGAAAAGAATTGTTTACTAATCAAAGTAATATTTTTAGTAGGCTAGATGCGTTAGAATTACAAGATGAAAAATACCAAAAGATGTTATATAAGTGGGATGAAACTTTAGAGGGGTTACAACATTTATTAAAACCCCAACCAACTAAAAAAAATCTTGATATAGAGGGGCATGATTGGAGGAAAGTAGAATGTTTAAGTTGGGATGATTTAAAAGGATTTATTAATACAGATTTTTATTCTGATGTAAAGCAATTAATTTGGTTAAAAACAAAAAAATAATGAGCGAACAAAGAAGCAATATCATAAGTGCCTTTCACCACCTTAAAGTATCAAGGGAGTATTGGGAAGATTTAAAAAGGGAGTTGCCCGAAACTGACGCAGAAAAGTTAGCAAACCGATATATCAAAAAGATAGATTGGTGCTATGGGGATTTTATTACTATCCCTGCTTTCCCCGATGCAGTAAGAGAAGGGGTTAGGTTAGAATGGAGTAGTGATGTGTTAGCAATCCCCGAAATAATGAATAAGATTTCGTTACTAACCCCCGATAAAAGAAGTTTAGTTGAAGAACTTGTTGATGCTTTATATCGAGGGGAAAAAATTACTTTTGAAGAAAAGGTTTAGTTACATTATATTTGCAATAAATAATACAGGTCGCATCTGTATCATTAAACTTATTGCCCCTTTAGATTGGTACTTTATGCGACAAAGTACTGGTTTTTAGGGGCTATTTTAATTTAAAAAAAATGGAAGATTACAAAGAGTTTCTGCAAAAGAAACGGCACTCAATAGGGGATAGTGGATTTAAGCCTACTTGGTTCCCATGTATAGGATTTGATTTCCAAAATTATATTATTGAAAAAAATATTGTTAAAGGTAGAATAGCAAACTTTTTAGATACAGGATTAGGTAAAACATTAATCCAGATATCAACAGCCTACAACATTGTTTTACATACAAATAAACGTGTGCTAATACTTACTCCATTAGCGGTTGCTTTTCAGTTTATTAAAGAGGCGGAAAAGTTAGGTATAGATGATATTGAATATTCTAAGGATGGAAAGTTTACTAAGAAGATTGTTATATGTAATTACGAGCGATTACACTATTTTAACAGCAGCGATTTTGTAGGTGTATTATTAGACGAAAGTAGTATTCTTAAAAACTTTGAAGGGGCTATTAAAAACGAAGTAAATACTTTTATTAAAAAAGTCCCTTACCGTTTTCTTTCTACTGCAACGCCATCGCCAAACGACTTTATTGAACTTGGCACAAGTAGCGAAGCATTAGGCTACATGGGTTATATGGATATGCTTACAAAGTTCTTTAAAAACAATCAAAATAGCGTAGATAGTAACAACAGGAATATAGGCGAAAAGTTTTATCTTAAACCACACGCCGAAGAAAGTTTTTTTGCTTGGGTTAATCAATGGTCTGTAATGTGCAAAATGCCTAGCGACTTAGGATTTAGTGACGAACGATATAATTTGCCCAATTTAATAGTAAAAAAACATACAGTTCAAAATCAATCCTTAATTGATATTAGCGGACAAATACAAATGTTTACGCCTATTGCTAAGTCAATGACAGAGGTTAGATTTGAGCAAAAGCAAACAGAAGAAAAGCGTTGCGAAAAAGCTATTGAATTAGCAAAAGACAAACTTTCTGTTTACTGGTGTAATACAAATAACGAAAGCGCAATTTTAAAACAAAACGACAAAGAAGCCGTTGAGATAATAGGCAGTCAATCAATAGAAAAGAAAGAAGAAATATTGATTGCATTTGCTAACGGTGAAATAAAACGTTTGATAACCAAAGCTAAGATGACAGGCATGGGATTAAACTGGCAACATTGTAACCATTCTGTTTTCTTTCCAACTTGGAGTTATGAACAATATTATCAAGCGATTAGAAGGTTTTGGCGTTTCGGTCAGACTAAAGATGTTACTATTGATATGGTAATTTCGGACGGTCAAACTAGGGTTATTGAGGCACTACAACAAAAGACAGAAAAAGCTATACAACTTTATCAGAACCTTACAAAAAACGTAAACAAAGATTTTACACATAAGACTAAAGAATTTAACAAACAAATTATTTTACCTTCATTTATTTAATTATGAAAAAGAAAACACAAGAAAAAGAAGTTCTAATTAAAGAACAAGTAGTTACCGAAAATTATAGCATTTATAATGCCGACTGCATGGATGTTATTAATGCGATGCCAGACGAAAGTATTGACCTATCTATTTACTCCCCTCCATTTGCAGGTTTGTACAATTATTCTAGTAGCGAAAGGGATTTTAGTAACTGCGAAAGTAAAGAACAATTTTTGCAGCAGTATGAGTTTTTAATTGAACAAATGGCAAGGGTGACAAAGAAAGGTAGAATTAACGCCGTACACGTTACAGATGTACATACTAACACATGCCAACTATGGGACTTTCCACATGAAGTTATTGCACTTCACGAAAAGTACGGTTTTGAATATCGTAATAGAATAACCATTTGGAAAGAACCTTTAAAAGTTAGGATGAGAACAATGGTTCAATCTTTGATGCACAAATTTATAGTCGAGGATAGTACAAAGTGTTTTACTGCTATGCCCGATTATGTGCTTATATTTACAAAAAAAGGCGAAAATAAAACCCCTGTTATCCATCCTTTTGGTCTTACTCATTATGCAGGCGAAATACCTATTTTACCAAATATTCTAAAGGCTTGGAATAATGCAAACGAAAGTGATTTAAACGAGGATGAACTTTGGGAACATTTGAAAGTTTCTTTTGATGACCACAAAGACCCTAAGACTAATAAACTATCGCACTACATTTGGCAGCGTTACGCCTCTAGCACTTGGGATGATATTAGAATAGACGAAGTTTTGCAGTTTAAAGACAGCAAAGAAGAAGATGACGAGAAGCATGTTCACCCTTTGCAATTAGATGTTATTGATAGACTAGTGGAACTTTACAGCAATCCTAACGAAGTTGTATTTACTCCTTTTATGGGTGTTGGTAGTGAAGTTTATAGCCCTGTTTCTATGGGTCGTAAAGCGATAGGAGTTGAGTTAAAAGATAGCTATTTTAAACAAGCTATTATGAACTTGAAAGAAGTTAAAGTAAGGTTTAAAACTACTGATATACATCAACAATCCCTATTTTAACATAAGTGTTTTCATTTTGGTTTAATGTGTAAGCCCTGCATTTTTATGTGGGGCTTTTTTGTTTTTAAGGCATAAAAAAAGGCAACCGTTATTGGTTGCCTAAAAGTTTATCACAAACAGAAACAATATATTCCCAACTATTATCTTGGGTTAATAATACTTCTTTGTCTTTGTAGTTAAGACGTACCCAAATATTATCAGACCCCACTAACTTACTTATTCTTTTGTAACGGGGGTGATGTAACAAAGTAGTGATGTTGTGTTCCCAAACTTCTTGTTCTATCATTTTAAAA